ACATAAACAAGGCCCAGTCTAGTATACAATTTAATTTACAATTTAATTTATAATATAATTTACAATATAATTTACAATAACAGATATGGAGCACTTAATTTACTCCAGGGAAGTATGCATCTTTAAGTGCAGAGCACATACTACTACAAGAAAGAGGTTGAATGGTATTCCACGGAAGAATAAACCTTTCATCTCCATCTTGAGAAGCACGAACTATACGCTCACATTTAGCACAGAATTCTGAATAAAATTCCTCTCCATGCAAATAAGCCTCACGAGCTTGTGACTCGAAATTAGCTTGAAATTGCTCAGGAAAGTTAAGAGGTGTATTCTTAGATTTAGTCCACCAATAGAACTTTTTACTCAAGGATTCTTCTTCCAAGGGAGCTACAATAGACTCCAATTGCGGATGATAACGAAATGATCTCTTCAAGAATGAGACTTCTTCAATAGTTTGATAAGGAACTGAATCAGCTCCTTTGTCAGCCATTGTGTACTTAATACCCCAAGAGGCAAACACTGCTTGAATGGTAGTATGATTAAACAAGGGAATCTCATCAGAGACACCCATAGCGTTATCATCACCATAAGTAGCATCTTTCACAAATCTCCCAAAAGTGGGATTTTTGATCTCAGGATAATGTTCATCCATGATAGTGAAGAAAGCCATACGCAATAATAGGGAATTGATGATAGAATTCATCTCGACTGTTAGTGGTTGTCCCGAAGGTTGACCATTACAGAATTGAAGAAGATTACCTTCCCAAATCATCACTGGACTCACAACAGAGGATAATAGACCTCTCAAATACTCCAGATCCGAATTAGATGCACCATTTTCGCGGTACAACTGCACTATACTAGCTGCAGCTTTTTCCAATAAAGATTTCGGTAATTGAGTATCATACCCACTGAAGTCACCACAAACGAATTTGGTGTAAGCACCACCATTCGTCAAGTGATCATGAAGTTCTTCCCACTCAGCAGATTGAGCTGCCAAACCAACAAAACATCCTGAAACTTTACTGTTTCTTAGAACGTGTTTAATTGGAATGATCCCTCTAGTTGCTGCAATGAAATAGGACATATCATTGCCATAAACAGAACGCGTTTTTTCGTACGCCTTCTCTAGGGGGAGAACTTCATTCGTTTTCGAAGCTCTGACAAAAGGATCAAAAGTTCCTTCGCCAGATCTCCACTTGGCCTCCAAAGCCAAAATATCCTCCTCAACATAATCAGATAAAATACGCGGAACGATCGGAGTTCCAAGAGAATCAAGCATCATGTGCTTTTTCTTAGTACCTCCATAACATACTCCCGAAGAAGTGTTATTGTTCATACCACGTACGATACCTGTTCCATCACCATCTAATGCTTCTTGGAGAGATCGAACCCTGAAAAATCCAGGATCTGACTCCTCTAAGGAAGCAGCATATGATGAGACAGATACACCAGAAGCGTTAGTCGCATACATCCAATCATTCATAGCACGATCCATCAGAGCGATGGGTGCTACCATTTTAGGTGTATTAAACTTGGCTAAAGTTGTATTAATCTGTGCAGAACCGTTCACGAACTTAGGTGGACGAGATGACAAAGGTCCAAATTCAACTTCGATTTGCTTATTACCGCTACGAAAGTAGTAGTCCTCAGCACGAGGCTTATAGATAGATCCTCCAACATCAAGTACAGTTCCAAGTGACACAATTGGGGTAGTGTCAACATTTAACGTTTCTTGAACATATTGAGTAGAACAGTCAACAATACTTAGATCACGAAGATTGCGCTTCAACACCGGTTGAGGAGGTGTAGAGGCTACAAATATTGAAGCTTCGTTTTTCAAAATCTCATTTGCCTTGTGAATAGTCGAACGATCGACTGCAAGACAGTAAAATTTATTAGATCCAGTACCGGCAATATGAATACCGATAATAGCATTGTTGTACATCAGGGGTTGTCCACAATCTCCATCAGATGAAGAGTGGCCCTGAGTTTCACATTCATAAACCAATTGGGTTTCAAATCCCGCGTTTGTTTGGTATCGAATGGGCTTAGGTAAGAGACGAGCTCTCACTTGAACCAATTCAAAAGAACCAGAATCGCAGTCTTTATGAACATACACACATCCAGCCTGAGTAGGCAGAGTATTAACTTCAGCAAAATACTTTGTGAAATCTTTACCTGGAGGTGCATTTGGTAAATGAACTAGGGATGCGTCAAGCACTTTGTTAGTCAAAATCCCGTGTTTAGTTAAATCAGATACATGGGTACGAGGTACATCAATATTTTGGTATGATGCGCCTTGAACCCCAGATATCTGTAATTCAACTGACATAAGATCAGTAGACGGTAAAGCATGACGAGGGATTAGCCTTTCAGAACCCATCGGTAAAGTTTTCACCTTAGTCATAATTCCATCCTTAGATGTAATAGTGACTTGAGCAATTCCTTTTCCAATTTCTTGAAGGGCTTGTGACGGTGTCATAGTGCGAGCTTCGTGTGCTGGACGAGGCTTGGTAATGTAATGCCCAATTGCATCAGAATTAGATTTCTCCTTCGGTTTAGTGAAAGAGATTTCCAAAACTTCATCAGATTCCTCAATAGTAACACTTTTATCCTCACTTTTTGCAAAAACTTTCGCAGCAAAGATTGAAGTGGTGAATATACTACTAAGAATGAGCATACTTCCCATGACAGTCATGGTGTACATAGTGTATCTCGTACGATAGTACTCAGAGATAGCATTTCTGTTTTGAATATTCCTCTCCACCATTTGCTCTTTAGCAGAGCACACATGGCGGTATTCATACCATACAAATAAC